CGCGTATACCGGGTATTTCAAGCAGAAGACCAGCCCCCCCCCCCAGCCCCCGTCGCGCCTTCAGGTCGCCCCCCCCCCTCTGGGTCGTGACGACCGTCCCGAGGCGCCCGGCCTGCGGCACGTCGGGATTGCCTTCGCCGACATCACCCCCTCCTACATCCCCCGCAGCATCGAGACCGCCGTCTCCGGACTCACGACCCGACTCTTGGCCGACCTCCTGCCGGCCGAGGCCGACGGGGCTTGGGACGCGGTTTACGCCTCCATCGGGCCTTCCAGCGTCCTAACCGCACTCCGAGACCCCGAGTTCAAAATGCCGCCACGCGACGTCATCTGGCCGGAGTTCGTCGATCGCTTCCCAGCCGACGTTGCTTTCAAGCTCGCGCAGGCCTCCGCCTCCCTCCTCGCCGAGCCCCTCGCCGCGGCTGATTTCCAGCTCGAGGCCATCGTTAAGCGTGAGAAAGGCGGTCGTGTCACGTACGATGGCCCAGACCCTGGTGACCCGCGCATCGTCCTTTCTCCGACCCCCCGCTTCAACGCCTTCGTCGGCCCGCAGGTCTACGCCGCGTCTCGAAACATCCGCGAGCGTTACACCTGCGTTAACTCGCCGCACCTCTGGTTTGCCGTTAGCACCAGTGGTGAGGAGCTCGGCTCCTGGTTCGACTATTGGACCTCCCACTTTTCCGGCGACGTTGCCTACGGCGTCGGCGATCAGGAGCGCTTCGACGCCAAGCAGCGCGTCGGCGCCCTCGCCTTCAAGCTGAGCGTGCTCCGCGCCAACGACGTCCACGAGACCATCGTCGACGCCTACCGTCGCGTCTCCTACCCCAAGGGCTGCCTCCAGGGCGGCCGCGTCGTCCGCTTCCGCTCCAAGACTCCCAGGCAGATATCAGGCGGCGCTTTCACCACTGTCGGCAACTGCGTGGTTTGCGCCGCCTCGGTCGTCCACGCTTTTGGTGAGCCAGGCCCAAACACCTACGTCGGCGTTGTCTGCGGCGACGATTTCCTCCTCATCGGTCGTCGTCTGGTCGTGCTGCGCCCACCCGACGACGTCAACCTCGCCATCTCTCCCCTCGGCTTGTCCGTCACCTACGAGCCGACCATCGACACAGCCCGCGTTGAGTTCGTCTCCCTTATCCCATACCCGACCGCGGACGGCACGGTTTTCGGCCCCAAGATCGCCCGCCACCTCTACCGCGCCGGCTGGACAGTCTCGTCCGAGCACGCGGACATCGCCGGCACTGCCATTTCCCTCCAGGCTTCCACCTCCTTCGTTCCCTTTCTCAGACAATTCTACGAGGTTCACCGGCGCCTCGCTCGGCCCACGGAGTCCTTCCGCCCCCACCTCCGCCTGGCCCAACGTGAGCACTCTGCCACGCCCGCCACCTACGAGTTCGTCGAGCGTCGTTACGGGTTGACCCCCGCCGACGAAGCCGAGTTCGATATGATGCTCGGTCGCGTCAAGAGCCTTCCTGCGCTCCTGCCCTGGCCCCGCCTTGTCGAGCTCGCGCGCATCGACGAGTAGCCGGCCTCGGGTTTTGTCTCGTTTATTTATCGCAAACTTGTTCTTGACCCTCATTCTCCCC